ATGTAGATTGCATACCAGAACCACCACCCACATTGAGACCCAATGCTTGATTGATGATCTGTTGTTGCTCCAATGGCAGATTACGGATGGCATCCAACTGTTGTTGTGAGAACTGTTGTTGGATCGTGCCAATGTTTGCCAAATTCTGAGCGCCAGCAAAGCCCATTTGTTGACCACCTTGAGCAATGTTAGCCATCTGACCTGCAGCACCAAGACGCTGTTGGTTAGCAGACAAACCTGCTTGTTGGTTAGCCAAGTTAGCTTGCAAGAAGTTCTGAGCATTTGTCAAACCTGCTTGCTGAGTCAAACCTGCTTGTTGAGCTGCAGCCGCATTCAAAGCCGCTTGGTTAGCCAAACCTGCTTGGTTAAATGCAGAAGCACCAAACTGACCTGCTTGATTTTGTGCGGCAAGGTTAGCCAATGTCATGGCTTGCTGATTACCAGCATTGAACTGTGCCATTTGATTACCTGCGGCAGCATTCTGCAAGGCGGCTTGGTTGGCGGCAGCAGAACCAAACTGATTGGCTTGTTGCAGATTTCCTGCATTGAATTGAGCCAAAGCATTCTGTGCGGCAGCATTCTGTAGTGCGGCTTGATTCTGAGCGCCAGCACCAAACTGCATAGCTTGATTAGCGGCAGCTTGAGAGGCCAAACCTGCTTGTTGCAAGTTACCAGCATTAAACTGAGCCATCTGGTTGGCGGCAGCTTGATTAGCCAATGCAGTCTGTTGTGCAAGGTTAGTATTGAGTTGACCAGTACTAACATCAACACCTTGGTTAGCCAAAGCAGCTCTCAAAGCCGCATCTTGGTTAGCTAAACCAAACTGTCCTGCAAGTTGCAAAGACTGCTGAGTAGTAGCCAAGTCTTGAGCTTGGTTAAGTTGTTGAGCTTGCATCTGACGAGCCAAATCAGCCTCAGAAGCTTGTTGGGCGGCAGCGTAAGCAGCGGCATTTTGTTGTGCAACCAAACGTGCAGCATTCTCACCAAAAGCACGATTAGTCTCGGCTTCAGCAACACCCTGACGAGATCCACCAAAAGCTTTAGCAGCAGTAGCTTGACCAGCATTCTGTTGTTGTTGTAATTGGCGTGAACGCTCTAAATCAGCCAAACTTTGCTCAGTAACAGCCTGAGTATATGGGTTCATATACTGCTGAATATTTTGATTCAAGAATGACCCAGCAGCAATATCACGAATGTTTGCTCTTGCTTGTGGAGCAATTTGTCCCAATGCCTCAGAAGTAACTCCTGCACCAGTAACACCTTGAGCGCCTACATCACGAATAGATGATCGAGCAAGTTGTGCAGCGGCAGCACGTTCAGCAGGACCTGCAGTTACACCTGCAAATTCCCGAGCTGTATAACCCAAACCTTGAGCTTGTGCAGCAGGACCAGCTTGTGCGGCATCAAAGCCTTGTGAAGCCGCTTGTTGTGCGGCACCTGCATTAGCGGCAGTACCAGTCTGAGCTGTATAACCTTGTTGAGCAGCCAAAGCAGCAGGAGCTACAGTTGCACCACCATAAGCGTTATAAGTAACATTTTGAGGGTTGTAATTGGCAGCACGACCAGCAACATCAAAAGCTGAACGCATACCAGTAAAAACTTCGCTATTAGGATCAGCAAAGTTACGGAATATCTGCGCACCAGTCAATTGGTCTTGATTAAAACCAGCAAATTCTCTGGCTTTTAAACCACCTGCTACTCCTTGGGCGCTTTCTACGTTCTTTAAGAACGCATCACGCATTGCAGGGTCAAGCTGTGAAGATTGTTGACTTGAACCACCAGACATAATTACACCTCCGTAGAAAGCCAATAATGTGTTGGCTTCATGTTAAATTTGGATACAAAAGTTCTAGACCAACCCCTACGCCCTGTTAGGGTGATCCTTTGGCATCCCATGTGTTCAGCGAACTTTTGAATATGGGGGGTAAGTGTCTCTAGTTCATCTAGATTACCACCTGCCAAAAATATATGCAAAACCTTCATTCTTGGAAAGTTTTGTACCTGAGTTACTACTGCGCTATTAGTACTAGGCCACAATTGCATCGTACAACTGTCAATACAGTCGGCTACGTCCTGCATATTATATGTGCCATCGTATTCTAAAGCAGGTTCTAGTATTTTCTCAACTTTTTGTAAATATACAGCCCATGATGGCAATTCATCATTGACCATATATTTATCGTAATTAATCATCGCAAACTACCAGGCTTTCCATCAAACCTAATTGTTCCAACTCGCCAATCAGTAGTCGTAACTCCCTCAATCCTGACTGCAATCTGTCTACCAGTAATGCGTAAAGATGTGGGGTTTGCCATTGTGTATGGGCCATAGTTGTACTCAGTTCCAGTTGGGTAAAACTTGGTACTGAACTTGGCTTGTACATCACCTAATGTCTTTTCATCAGGAACCAGACCACTTAAGCTTAAAACCCTGTCACCAGCACCTAATTCAACTGGTCCTGATTCAGCAAAGATAGTCTGTGAATCATAGGCATTACCCACTTCATGCTCATAGATATAACTGTCAGCAGAAACCATCAATGGATTGCTGAAAATTCCTCGATCTGTACCGCAAGTACGAGCCAATGTGCCTAATGCCCAATGGTTTTCACGATAGTTGAAGCTCACATAGGAGTCAACTTCATTGCTAGATGCACTTGGGTAAAACCACCAAATCTCACCATAGGCAGAAATGTGTACAGCATAAACCTTTGATGATTGGGTAACATTCAAATTGTTAAAAACATAGTCGCCAACATCTGAAGGTAATGGCTTCACAAAACCATCAAATATCCAGAATCCAGACTGAGACATCCAGATACATGAGTTGTCTGTAGCTGCTACGGCTTGCTTAGAAATAACGCCACATGATGAGCCAATACGCTCAAAACTGTAAACGTATGGTGGGCCAATGTATGTTGCAGTATGTACATCAACATCTGTAAACAATATGGTTGCACCACGAATTCGTTTTGCACACATTAAAGAACCAATAGTGGTTAGCTCAAAGTCACCAGCTTGGTTTGTTGCAGCAGGTGTCCAAGTTGTATTATTTTCTTGGTCACACCATTGAACTTTACGAGGATTGCCACCTGCACCCAAAGCAAACAAGAATCGTTCTTGAGTAACTACTAAACCTGTGCAACTTGTAGGAGCATTGGTAATTGCGGCAGCATCATTAGATGTGTTCAATTGCCATTCAAGAAGTCGCCCATCTTTGTTTGAGCAAGCAACCAAATACTCTCCCCATGTGTCCAAACTCCATGTTGTAGCAGGAGAATAAGTGCCAATATCAGGTCTAGGTACACCATAAGCAAAGCTTCCATAAGTGCTATAACCATAACCAATTTTCAACACAGCATCAGCATCACCAGACACCAAATCAGCAGGTGTAATGTCTGTCAATGTGTTAATTTCATTTAAGACATAAAGATTTGAATTTGTACCAATTCCAATGCGCCTATTATTACTGTTGTCTCGCCAATTAATCAATCCACGAGCTTTGCCAGTAAGTTGAGTAGTTGTGCGCTTACGCCATCCACCTACAGGCCGAATTGTTCCCTCAAACCAACGAATCAGGTTTGAATAGTTCCATCGTCCTTTAGATTGGTAATCTGTACCATTCTTATATACGCCTGGTGGGATCTGAAGTGGTATGTAGGCCATGATATAAATCTTTATACAGACAAGTTAGATACAAAACTCATTGTAGCAATTACAGATGGAACTGCTGGTCTTGTTGGGCTTGTGGAAGTTCCATAATATTCAATGGATACACCAATGTCACTTGGTCTCCACATGATTTCAATGTAATCATTTGCAGTCAAACTTGCAAAGAAATTAATTGCAGCAATCGTATGGCTTGGATCACCAGATGATTTTCTAGCTGCCAAACCAAATCTACTATTTGAGTTATCAATGTTTGTTCCATTTTTTCTAAACCAAACATCCACATCTTGTGTGTCGTTAGTAGTATTTTTAAACTGGATAGAAAACTGACAATTCCAAATACCTGTTTCTGCAACAGTTATTCTTGATGAACTTGCTATGCTTACGCCATTAGCAAAATCTGTAGTATTAAATGTTATAGCATAAGCAGTAGTTGTATTGGCAGCAGTCTGATCAGTACTATCTTGAAACGCTCCGTATGGATTATTCAGATACTTTCCACCACGAATACCAAACGCAGAATTAATTGAATTAACTAACTTAATAAAAAACAAGTTTAAAAAGTTATTGTTTTGGTTTTGCAACTCAGATGAATACACAGGACCAGAAGATCCTAGCTTCGGGATAGGTGGTGTTTGAAGTTGTTGACCAAGATTAGCCATTTAGACATTTCCTGTATTTGTTGAAGGAAATGCTCTATTACGTCCCCAAATAATCCTTACTGCGCCAACTTCACCATTTCCTAAATTACAACCGCCACCACCATACAAACCGCCAGTTTCACCATTAGCGTTAGTGCCACCAGATCCACCTTTTCCTGGTCCTTCAACATCAGACTGACCGCCACTTGTTCCTTGGCCTAATATTCCTACACCGCCACCACCAAAATGAATGTAGTTATCTCCACCTGGTCCAGAATATCCACCACCACCTGCACCGCCAGATCCAGCTGTTCCAACTGAATCATTTACACCATTGCCACCATTTCCAGCATAACCACCAGCACCACCGCCACCGCAATGTGTTCCAGATGATGTTCCACCAGTACCGCCAGTACCTGCTGTTGCAGTTCCACCTGCGGTGCCATCTCCTTTTCCACCTGTAGCTCTTACAGTACTTGTATTAATGAAATAAGAAGCTCCACCATCACCACCAGTAAATCCTGCTCCAGCTGCACCAACAACAACGTCATAAGATGTTCCAGGCACAACTGAAATGTTATTAGCATATGCTAAACCACCACCTGCACCACCTTGACCACCAAATCTACCGCCACCACCACCGCCAACAACAACAGCGCATA